CTCATGGCGGCTCGCGGGTACTTCTCGACGAGGGTACGGCTGAAGAACGCCTGGTCGGCTGTGATCGTTCCCGTTCCTCTGTCCGTTATCGGCTACCAGACTGAATACGGGGCGCACGCTGCTCTCCTGCTGCCCGGCAACATGGTTGCTACGTGGGGCGGGGAAGAGCAGCTCCGGTACCCTGTAGAGGAAGCCTGGACGCTGGAGTGGGAGGTGCTGCATGGACCCGTTGACAGAGGGTGAGCTCAAAGAGCAGAAGATCGAGGCCGCTTTCCTTGAATCGACGGCTCTGCCCCGGACTCCCGTGAACGTCTGCAAGAGCATGTACCTGTCCTGGAAGACCCCGAAGCCGCACCCCGTGACCGGAGACCTGCTTCAGGGCGGCGAGCGCGTCACCTGGAAAGTCATGTCGGTCTACCGGCGCTGGTCAGTGTTCTTCCTGCTCCAGATCCTCACGATCGTCTGGTGGACGCACCCATTCTTGTTCCCTGGCGGCCTCGTCGGATGGAACTTGCTCTGGTCGGACCTCGCCGTCATCGTAGAGATGATGGTCGGGATCGCGTTCATGAACCAGAGCATGCGGGACGCCAAGATCATCAGGAACTCCCTCGCCGACCTTCAGGAAATCGCGGTCGGCCAGAAGAAGATCACTGAAGACCACGACGCCGACATGCTGATGCTGCGGGCTCTGTACCACGCGGTGCACCCAGACGGCGAAGGCAACCTGATCGTCAGCATTGACGGGGAGAAGCATACCCTTGAGCTGTCTGGCCCTACTCTTCCCGACCCTGTGACACAAGAGGATTTCGATGGCTAACATCAGTACGATCCGGACGGCCTTGGCTAACCAGATAGCGGAGTACGCATTCCCGGCGCTCCGGGTTGAAGCGAACCCGTACGACCAGATCAACCCTCCGTGCGCGATGATCCTGCCCGGCAAGACCGTTGCGAAGTACGGCCGGACGCTCGGCGGACCCCTCCAGAGCCTTGGCGGGACGCAGTACGCCGCGACGGACCTCAACCTGGACGTCCTGGTGATCGTCTCCCACGCGAGCACCATTGAGCGGGTTCAGCAGAACCTGGATCAGTGGCTGGGCTTCGAGCAGGACGAGACCGCGGTCAGCGTGCCCATGGCGATCGACAGGGACATCACCCTCGGCGGGGTCGTGGAGTGGTGCGTGCCTGATAACTGCGACTCGTACGGTCCGATCGAATGGAACGGAACGATGTACTTCGGCGCCCGCATCCACTGTGCTATCAGCCTTCGGTAAACTTTAGTAAGTGAGGTAGTCATGCGAGTGCTTATGGTTCACCCGGGACCTGATTTTTCCGTTGCCGACGTCCATCGCGGGTGGTACAAAGCTCTGACCAAGCTCGGTCATACGGTCATGAACTACAACAGCAACGATCGTCTAACGTTCTACGGCCGCGCCCAGATGGAAGACGCCTCGGGGGAGCTGTGTGCTGAGTGCGGGCAGTACCCGCACCGGGCAGCTATACAGGACAACGAGCAGATCATGCAGATGGCGATGAAGGGAATCTCTGAAGCCTGCTACATCTTCTGGCCCGACGTCGTGTTCTTCGTCTCCGCGTTCTACACCACGGCCGCTACCCTCCAGCTCCTGCGGACCCGCGGACACAAGATCGTCATGCTTCACACGGAGAGCCCGTACCAGGACGACGAGCAGATGATGCGGGGCCAGTTCGCCGACCTCAACCTGCTGAACGACCCGGTCAACATGGAACTGTGGAAGGAAAAGATCGGAGGCACCGCCGCCTACATGCGGCACTCCTACGACCCCGACATCCACTACCCGGCTGACCGCAGCGTCGTGCCTTACGAGAGCGACTTCAGCTTCGTCGGGACAGCCTTCGGTTCCCGTCAGAAGTTCTTCCACGACATGAAGCTACACGAGACGGGCCTTAACGTTACCTTCGGTGGCAACGGCTGGGACCTCGTGAAGCCTGAGTACGCGGACATCCTGCAGTACCTCGGCCACCCTATGGGTGAATGCGTGGACAACACGGAAACGGCCCGGATCTACCGGCTGTCGAAGACGGGCATCAACTTCTACCGGCAGGAAGGCGAAGCAACCCACAAGGGCGAAGGCGTCGCGATGGGCCCCCGGGAGATCGAGATGGCTGCCTCTGGCCTGTTCTTCCTGCGTGACCCCCGGCCCGAATCAGATAACGTGTTCGGTCACATCCTGCCCACCTTCGACTCTGCTGAGAGCGCGGCGAGCCAGCTCAAGTACTGGGCTTCTCATGATGACGCCCGGGACCATCTAGCCCGGAAGGCCCGCGAGGCTATCGCTGACCGGACCTTCGATAACGCCGCTGTTCAGGCTATGGAGCTCATGGAACTGGCGAATATCTGCTAGGTTGTACCGGCTGACCCTATGACCTACCCTGAATGTAGTAGTGTCGAGGCCGACGTGTAAGTTCACGCCTGGAGCCGTCACGAGGAAAACTTCCCTTGAGAGGGTGACCTTAGTGTCGCGTATCCATGGCCGTAACGGCATGGTGTACCTCGGAGTCAGTGGCCCCGGGGGCTACCCAACGGCTGCTGGCACCGTTGCTACCCCGATGGCTTTCGTCTCTGACTACACCATCAACTTCACTGTCGCCAAGGTGGACGTTACCGCCCTGGGTGACTCTAACCTGGTCTGGGTCTCTGGCCTGCCGGACGCTTCTGGTGACTTCACCGGGTTCTTCGACACCGCCACCTCGCAGACCTACCAGGCCGCGGTGGACGGGCAGTCCCGTAACTTCTACCTCTACCCGTCGCTGACCGGCGATGGCGGGGCGGACGTCAACGAGTACTTCTTCGGCACCATCCTGCCTGACTTCGCCGTTGCCGGTGGCGTCAGCTCGGCCGTGACCATGAAGAGCACGTGGAACGCCGCGTCGCAGGTCCAGCGCTACCCGGCATCTGGGATTGCTGGCTCGTAAGCTGTCTGAGCGTCCTGTCTCCTAGGGGTTCCCACGCTGAGTAGTCTTGTATTAGACTCCCCCGTGAGACCCTTAGGAGACAGAACGTGAGCACTGCCGAAGAAAAAGAGCTGGCTGCTATTCAGCTCGCAACCGTTGACCCCGACGCCCTCGTGCCCGAAGAGAAGCGCGTCAAGAAGACCCCCAAGGGCCCCGTCCTCGCGTTCCAGGGCGAAGAGTTCGAGCTCTCTGACGAGGTCGGCTACATGGCGCTCATGGAATGGGCCGCTGCTTCGGATATCGCCGTGGACAGTGGCGAGGGCCTGATCGCGATCTTCCACATGATGGAAGCCGTCGTCAAGGACGGGGCTGAGTTCAAGCGCTTCCGTGCTCACGCCCGGGTCAACAAAGGTGGCCCCGAAGAGATGTGGGACTTCATCAACGCGGCGATGGAGATTCAGTCCGCTCTCCCTACCGAGGGGCCCGAAGCCTCTGCCTCTGGGTCCTCACCAACTACCCCCGCATCGACGGCTCGTACCGGCGCCAAACCGGCCAAGGGCTCGAAACGCTAAACCCGCGGCAGCTCTGTAACGTGGCCTGGTCAATGATCTACGATGAAGTAGTAGCGGCTAGGCAGACGGCGGAAGCGTCGGGAGTCAAGTTCCAGAACGATCTCGAAGAGCACATCGAAGACATCGAGATCAAGATAGGACTGCGCTTCGACAGCGTGGGCGCAGCACTGGAGAACCACAAGAAGTTCCTCGCCGCACAAGGCAAGGAGTGGGACGACACGCCGGTTGAGCTGGACTGGCGCATGCAGGACCGGGAGATCCCTGGCACCTACATGAACGACCCGAACGACCCGGCACGTAAAGGACGGAGGTGACCGTGGCTGATATCAGGATCGACTGGAATGAGCGGGAGCTGGAAGACCTCCTGAACTCGCCGGAAGGCCCCGTGGGGGAGCTGCTCGAAGACCTTGCCCAGAGGGCGGCTCTGGCAGCGAAGGCCGCGGCACCCGTCCAGAAGCCTTCGTCGTTCTCCTATGGCAAGAAGGGCTCCAGCTCTTACATGCCGTGGTCAGGCGGCTACACTAAGGCAAAGATCAGGCCGGTCATAGGCTTCACCAAGGGCGGCAAGCTGTTCAGCGGTGTCAACTCCCCCTTCGGCCCCACGCTGTTCCTTGAGCACCCGGCCCGGCAGCTCCACCACCCGTACCCCTTCATGACTACCGGTTTGTATTCCGTCTCCCTCTGATCAGCTAGGCTGTAGGGGATGAAGGAGGTTCTGTGTCCGGAAGACTAATCGGTGATTCGTGGATCGCGATCAACCCGGAAACCGATACATTCCAGGCGCAGGCTGACGCAAAGATCAAGCAGGCGCTCGCCGGGGTCAGGCCTAGCGTCAACATCACCCCGAACGTCAGTCAGGCTGCCCTGACACAGGCGATTACGAAGATCAAGGCTGAGCTGAACGCCCTCAGCAAGGGCAACAACGTCGTCATCAACGCCAACACGTCTATGCTCGCGTCCAAGCTCGCGGCTATCCAGGCGCAGGCAGCGGCGACTAAGGCCGCGGTGAGCAGTGCTAGTACTCCCGGTACTAGCCCTAACCTGATGGGTCAGACGAACCTCGCGACGGCGATCAACGACCTCGGCAAGATGGACGACCGGATCAAGCAGCTCCGGGAAGACATGTCGGAGGGGGGTGCGACCGGCCAGCAGGCCTTCAACGCGATCTCCAGGGCTGTAGACATGGCCCAGACCAAGCTTGACGACTTGCGGTCCAAGGGCATTGTCACGCCTGGCGACATACAGCAGGTCACGAACCTCCGTAGCTCTCTTTCTGACTTGTCTAAGACCCTTAACGAGTCCGCGGTAGCGGGTCGCTCGGCGGCGGGCGGCTACGGGTTCTTCGGCCGGATGGTCGCGACGATCTCCCACGCCTCTATTCCGCTGTTCGCGTCGGCGATGGACAAGGTGTCGGGTTCTGTTATCCCCGGCTTCGGCGATGTGCTGATGGGCGCACTCCCGCACATGCTTTCCTACGCCTCCGGCCTCCACATGATGATGGAAGCCGTGATCGAGTTCTCCGCGGTCTGGATTCCCGCTGGCATCGCGATGGGCGCCTTCGTCCTTGCCGCTGTTCCCGAGGCGATGGCGGTCGGCAAGCAGCTAGAGAACATGAACAGCATAGCGAAGGCTACAGGCTCTACCTTCGCGGACTTCCCGAAGCTTACCGGAGCCCTGACTACCGCCCTGAAGCCTCAGCTCCTTGAACTCTACGGCATCGCGCTGCAAGGCGTCGACAGTTCCTCGGGCAAGCTCGGTCCCGCGCTGGATCAGGTCGCTAAGGGCGTCGACAACGTCGCGGCGCGTATCGTCGCGTGGACCCAGAACAGCAGTGGCGGACTGGAGAAGTTCATCAAGTCCGGTTCTCAGGACGCGGGCCTGCTAGCAGACGCCTTCGTCCAGCTCGGACGGACCCTGAGCACCATCCTGCAGTCCGTACCCGGCTACGCGAAGATGCTGCTGGAGTTCGGCGACGCGTGCCTGACCGTACTGGCTGATGTGACCAAGTTCATTCAGCCTGCTATCGCCCTGTTCCTGAAGCTGCACGGCGCTATCTTCTACCTGGGCATCGCGACTACCCTCGTCGCGTCGTTCGGGACCGCGTTCCTGAGCGCGATGAC